GCGGCACATACCGATCGAATGCCAGGTCGCCCGTGTGGTAGGTGAACTTGGCGCCACGCTTCGCGCCTTCAAGCCAATCGTGAAACTTGTTCAACATCTCGACCTCACGAACACACGGTCGAGCAGTTGCCGCCGTTCTGGCAGCACGTCACACACACGATCACCTTGCCGTTGACAAAGTATGTCGTCGTCGAGCAGGCCACGGCGATCGTCGGCGTCAGCAAAACTGCCGACAGGCCGATTGCAGTCAGTAATTTACGCATCGTCTCTCTCCTAGTTGATAGTCGTGTCGTCTGGCATTTCGCTGATGATGAGAACCGCCTTCAGCAGTGCGTCCGCACATTCCCCGTGACCGTGGAAGTGCATGCTTCCGACAGCGGCCTTGATGATCTCCTGGAAGACCCCGCAGGCCGGTGTGTCTGTTTCTTCGCTGATCCGTTCGGCGATCGTCATCACGGCGTCAGCAATCTGCGCGGCGCGAACGCCAACGTCTTGATCGAGGATCAGGTTGGCGTCAAAGCCTTGATCGGCCATCGTTCAATGCCTTGATCGTGCGCTTGGCACGCATGCCGCAGGGACTGTCTTTGTACTGGTCCTCAGTGCAAGGCAATTTGCAGCTGCACTCGTAAAACGACAGCGATCGGATGCACAGCTCTATTGCTTCGGCAGCATCACGCAGCGCCTGGGCATCGACAGGATCCTGCGATGTCTTTGCCGTGAACTCGAGACGTTCAACCAGAGACTGCGCCACGGGCGACCTCCTCAAGTTCGGCTTCCGTTAGCAGCGGCTTGTTGCGGATCGCCTGGTCCATACGCAGCGCCTCTTCCATGCCGGCGATGATTTCTTGGCGCCGCAGCTCAGACAAGCCGTCGAAATGCTGGCCGGCGAACGTGCCGACGAAGGCCAGGTAGTTGACGCCGTCCAGCACGTTGTCTTCGTAGGCCGGCGTCTCGATGTGCCTGCCGAGCTTTGTGCAGAGCTGGATCATCGACACTTCGTATGGCGTCACGTTGCGGTTGAGCATGATCGACGCGAGCGATGCGATGCGCGCGAAGTTGATCTCCGGCGTGCTGTATTTCTTCTGACGCTCGTCCATGACCTCAAGCGCCTTCTTCAGCGTGTCCCGGTAGTGCATTCCACCTTCTCCTTTGATTGCTCCTTCTTGATCATCCGCAGGCCCCACAGGACCGTCGTGTGATCTCGACGCGTGTAGTACGCGATCTGGTTCATTGACATGCCGTCTTCCCACAGCTTCAGCCACACCTTGCGCCGCGGCGGGTGCATTTTTGCGGTTCGGTCTTTTTCCCACAGCTGTTCCCATGTCATGTCGAACTCTTCGAGGACCGGCAGCACGATTGCCTGCCGACGCGACGAGAGCGGACACCCCTTCAGACGTTTCGATCGGGTTTGCTCGACGGTCTCCGGAACTTCCGGAGCTGGCGCCGGCATGACGTAGTCATCGACGTGCTTCGGCGGCTTGATCTTGGTGATCTGCGGCTGCTGGTTCAGACGCGCGCGGACTTCTTTGTAGTGTCTCCACCAATCTGTCATGCGTAATTCTCAATCACGAATTGCTTGGCACCCTCGAAGGTGTAGGTGTGGTCGAGCCGACCGTGAACGCTGACAGCGCGGTAGCCCTTGTCGTGCTTGCTGTAGCGGATCGGCTCGATGTAGCCGGCCTCTTTGCCAAAGTAGTAAACGGTCCATGTGCCGTCGTCGTTGCGTTTGATGTCGATCGCCTTCGTCATGGCAGGAAGTTCTCCGCCACGAACATCATCACGATCGACCAGAAGAGGCAGATCCAAAGAATGTGAGGGACGCGCAGTTCCATGTGTTCTCTCCTCAGTCCAGCGTGCCGGCCATCTTGTAGATGTCGTTGATGTACTCGTAGACCAACTCATCAGGCACCTTTGCATAGGCAAGCTCGTTAGCCAGTTCGGGGTGTTCAGCAACGTACTCGGCGAAATAAGCTACGGCCTCTTCTTCCGTATCGGCATCAAACAGCGTCAGGCTCTTGACCGTCTTTGTGTTGTAAATCTGGTAGGTCATGTGGCTCTCCTTTGATGCGACCCACCATAAGCGTCTTTTGCGCTAGGCACAAACACTTTTATCGGGAGGTTGGCCCAAAAAGGGTCGGGGCCTGTGGCGTCGGGAGGAGAGAGGAAAACCCGCCACAGGCCCCTAAGCGTGCTGGAGAGCCACGCCGCGCGGGGAGAGAACTCGACCCGCTTGGGAAGGATGAATTAAGACAGACCCCAGATCAATAGCCGGGGTCCATCTCCTGGTCGAGCAGGCCGGCGCCGATCGGCACAGCAGCGCCGAGACCGAGCAGCGGCTTCTCGCGGCGGATCATCATGCCGAGCGTGTCTGCCGGATCCTCGCCGCGCATCTTCGCGGTGTACAGAACACGCTCATTGAACAGCTGCGGGAACGTCTTCATCGCCGGAGACTTCAAGCCGGTGATGTCGCCCGCTCCTGCCCACGCCGCGGCCTGCGCGTCTGCCGGCGCCAGGTTGAACTCTTTCGCCAGGCGCGAGTAGAGAGCCTCAGCTGCCGCGTACTCGTTGTCGTTTGGCTTCGCAGTCCAGAACGACGGAATGTTGACCGCCTCGTCCATCGACAGCTTGCCTTCAGCGAAAAGCTTCTGCGGACGGAACACAACTTTCTTTCCGTCCGGCGTGCGCTCGCCGTAGCGTTGCGCCATCGTCAGCAATTCAAGTTCGTCGGGGTCGACGTTCTTCGCCGTCTTCAAATCTTTGTACGGCACCGAGATTGAAGTCTCGAGGAACTCGGGATCGCGCGTGCGGATGCCGATATTGCGGAACGCGTGCGTGTCGACTGTGACCGGCTGCAGGTTGCCTTGCAGGTTCGCCGAGAATGCTTCTGGCTTCGGGTTCTTCGCGCGATCGTAGCCCTGCTGCATCACCGTGTTGAAGTTCTGACGATGCAGGTTCTGCGCGACGTGACCATATGGATACGGCAGCTGATCGGGCAGGCCCTTGTCTGCGTTCATGTAGTAGTACGACGCGTTGCGAATGTTCGTCGACACATCAGAACGCGGCGACGTTGCCGACACCATGTCCATGTAATTCTTGAACGCCGCGCCGCCCTGATCTTCGCCGAGTTCTTTAATGAACGCGTCGCGGATCGCGCCCGTGTGATACCACTTGTCGGCGCCCATCTCCATGCCGCGGCGAATGCTGTCGCGCAGGCCGTTCATCACTTCTTCGTTTTCCATCGCGCGCACCAGGCGAGGCTTGACGCCGCGCGGTGGAGCCTTGCGCTCAAACGGAACTTGATCGGCCTGGAAGCGGCCCTCGTTTGAGAGATCAAGCGGACCAGCACCAGACGGGCCGGCGTTGATTTCGTCGAGCGTCTGCTTCTGCGCTTTTGAGTAGTCCTTGCCTTTGATGGCGAGGCCTTCGTCGGTGACGGGAGCGCGCGGCGAAAACATCTTGCCGACTTTTTCGATCGCGCCCTTCACGGCGCCTGTCGCCTTCTTGGCTGCAGTCTTTGCGACGCCGGCTTCGGCGTCTTCGGGGTTCATCGCGGCGATTGCGCCGCCAGCCACGCGGCGAGCCATCTTGCCGCCGGGACCGCCCGCGACCATGAGGCCCACGTCGATCGCATCCTGCGGCACGACGCTTTCAAGCAGGCCCTGGCGCGTCTCAATCTTGCCGGCGATGCGGTTCGCTTCGCGCATCGCCTGGTCGGGCTTCATGCCGCCGGCGACCAGGTACTTGAAAACGTCTTCGTGAGTTTTCGCGCCAAGGCCCTGCCAGGCGCCAATCATCTGGTCGAGTATGCCGGCCATAGGCTGATCTCCTAATAAACCGGCTCTTTATGCCACAGCTGTGCGTGCCACACAAACCGCTTGCGTCTAGCGCACAAGTCAACTATTGTTGCGGGTAACGGGAGGAGAGACCCATGAACGTAACGATCTTTGAACGCAGCCCTGGCGTGTTCCGCATCCGCATTGAGACGCAGGAAAGCGGCCAGCGGAAG